GGAGAACCGGAGTAGCTCTAAGCTCGGCATCTGTTAGACCGCCTGTTGAAACCGTTCCTGAGACAGGAAGAGGTGTCAAACGCAACTCTGTGTCAGTCAGCGGTCCTGAGACAGGAACCGGAGTTGCTCTAAGTTCGGTGTCTGTTAGGCCGCCAGTATCAACAGTTCCAGTGACGAAGTGGTGAGGCGTATGGACACCAAAGGCTTCAGTCGAACGGAATGTTTGCGGTTGTGATTCGCCGTCAACAATTTTGAAGTTATCGCTCATAAGAGGGGTATGTAATTTGAATTGATAGGAACATTCATAACGAAGGCACGGTCTGGATCAGGCGGCGGAACAACAATGTCATCGTCTGTATCTGAGAATGGGTAGGTACGATCAACGAACACATCCTTGATTATAGGAGGCAGCGTGTTTCGTATTGTCGCGTCTGCTGGCATTAGCGTGGTAGCAAGTCAATAACAGAAACTAACACAGCAGTATTCGCAGTGCATCCAGAGATAGATATGCCAACCTTGCCAGATGCTGGAATGCTGGAGATCCATCTTCCAACTGCGGTCTTTGGACGTGTAAGCCCATCATCGCCAACGTCTAAGATGAAAGTCGCGAGGTCTCTAGCCAGATACCCAGGAACAACAGTTGCGCCGTCGAGAACACCTGCGATCTCAATAGAAACCGGCCGGCCGGGATGACGAGCTTTTACGATGATGTATTCGCCGTCGGTCGTGACAGTATTGTTAGTAGGTAGTTCGAACATGTTAGTTAATGACTAGGAAGTTGACTTTGCATTCTCCGCCGCCAGGTCCATTTGAATCCATGTAGATAACAAATTGACCTTGTGCCGCAACAACACCACCTAGACGAGCGGTATTATCATTGGTAGCTTTAGAGATAAAGATGAGCGAATTCGGAGTTACTTTATTATTCACAACCGTCAATGATGTAGCCGTGGCCGCGAAATTAACAGATCCTAAATTTGTGTTTATAGTTCGGTTTCCAGTCGTGCCTGAGGGAGTGATTGTTTTTGCAAGCGTGATGTCACCAGTCGCGCCTAGTTCAACGAAGTTTGCACCGCCTGTCACCGACCGAACAACGGCGGTGCTTGGTGTCGCAAGATGAGTTCCATCTAGAATTCCTGCACTCGGAAGGCTGTATGTCTCGGGATGAACGTATAACTTCCCACGAGACGGATGCGAGAAAGCAACTATGCCAACTCGAATGATTGCGTTTGGCGCAACAGGATACGTTGACGTAAGTGTACCAGGAACAGTGCTTGAAAGATATAGCGGAGTTCCATCAGGATAGATCGCAAGATTCAAACCATTGACAATACCGCCTGTGGTAACATATCCGAACTGGCCTATTGGGATTGTGTGTGTTATTACTCCTAACACACGTGCTGTTGTAATAGCATCGGCGAGCGCTAATTGCACCGTTGGATGCTCTTCATTTGCACCGGAAATGAAAACAACTTGGCCATCTGTTAATGGCGCGGCGGTCATATTCTTTACTCGAACCCAGACCTCGCGCCCGATGTTCATCGTAACAGCTGCCTCGTCGTTGTAATACGCAAGCGACTTATCAACTGTATCATAGAATACTCGTCCCTCTGAGTGAGCAGGCTTGCCATCAAGATTGTAGTCAAGATGATGCAGAGATGCATTATCCATGGCCTGCGTGCCTGTCAACGTATTGCCGCCTTCAAGATTTGCCTTTCCTGCAAACAAAGCGTTGGTGTCGATGATATCTTGGTCGTGACCATCGACTCGGCTGTCGAGTGTTGAGATATCAGAATCATGTCCGTCAATGCGGCCATCGAGTGTTGTTATAGCGGAGTCGTTTCCATCAATGCGACCATCAAGTGTTGTTACATCGCCTGCAACAGCAGAGATAAGAGGCGGTATCGCGTCTATGTTATCTTGCAACGTATCGAGTGTGTCCTGAAGGCCTGACGTCTTTGCGATCGTAAGAGTACCATCCGACATCGCAACGCCGATAGCGTCAGGCGTTGTATAACCCTTTTGCGCGCCCGCTGCCTCAGTAGGTATCTTACTGATGTTGTCAATTGTGATTTGTGTGTCGGTGAATTTCATATTACCATTCTAAGAGAGTGTCATCAGAGAACTGTATCGTGACTTCATCTGAAAACAAGATTGCTTCTAATAGATTACTAGTTGCTGCTGACCCCTCTGATCCGAAGATAGTCTTGCTCAAAAACCGTTGTGTAAGTACACTTAAGACGGCCTCATCAACGGTATCTTTTACAGTTGGAATCATTAACGTGGAAGGAGATCAACTATCTTGACTAGAATTGCTGTTGTGCCAGTTGCATTGGTTACGCGGATAGCAGGCTTTCCAGATGATGGTCGAACCGACACCCATCTACCCGCTTCGGTCTTTGGACGAGCAATCCCGTCATCACCTACATCAATGATGAACACCGGGACTTCATCCGATGAAGTGAAACCAATTGTTACTGTCGCACCGCCGAATACACCCGTGACTTCAACTGATATTGGACGACCTGGGTGCCACCCTTTAGCAGGAAAGTAATCTCCATCAGTTGTGATGATGTTGTTGGTTGGGATTGGTGTCATCTTGCTAGTATTTATATGTTAGGCCTCAACCGTAATTTGAGAAGCTGTTCGTTTCGTCAGAAACTTTTGAAGATCGGACGTCGTTCCTGTGAAGATGACGTTGTTTGTCGTTGACGGGCCTGCTGTCACGATAGCTGTTCCTTTTTTGCTTGTAGGATCGGCGTGCACCTTCTTACGATCTTTCTGAATCGTCGAGATTTGGTTGTTCACATCCGCCGCGGTCTTAATGAGGTTAGCCAATACCTCGAATGCGCGAGGGTGTTCTGAATCAGTCGCCAAATTCAACATGATCGCGATTGCTTCGTCTGATGTTTCGGCGAGCTTCTTTACTCGTTCGCGCGTGAATGCATAGTCTTCCTCGGCATCCTTTGCGAGCTGTTCCTCAGTAGGCTTGAACGATTGCACGACGACAGGCTTAGTCTCAATGAGTTCAGCGGGCGTGTTTTTCGAGAGAGCGGATAGGATGCTCTCCTTTGTCTTTGGTGTCGTGCTCATTAGAATCCGTATGTTGTTACGACCGTGTAGTTTTCAGGCGTGTCATTCTCAGGATCACCAAGCGCAACATTGACATACTCGTCGCGCGTTGTATCAGGATCACATGCATCACCTGTTGTTAGGTTCACGGTGATGTCCTTGATGATCTTCTCTTTGTTCGTGATAGGACCTACGAACTTGATCTTGATCGAGAAGTCGAGTGTGTAAATGATTGAGCGACGGCCCGACTCGAAATCGCCTTCATAGTCGTCTTGAAGCGTAACACCGTTGAGGATGAAGGGGACATCAGTCTTTGTGTCAGGACCTTCCATGCCTTTCACGGCAAGCGTGTAAGCAGGATCAAACGACGGTAGAATCTGTTCAAGGATCTGTAAGCCCGAGTCTTGGTTATCCGCAAGGATCGAAAGCTGCATACCCAGGATGTAAGGAACTGATTGACGCACAACAGTTTTCGATCCGTTGTCGTCAGGGATCGTGAACGTTCTCTTGTTGTTTCGATTCAGGACAGCGGCTGGATCAAATGATATTGACGTGATCTCGAACGACATACGAGGAAGCCGGATTGCGACGTCGGCGTGCTGGCTGTTATCCGCATCTCGAATACGAACGAGGAATCGTTCACGAGGCCCATATGAAAGAGGCACGCGAATAACATTGGACAACTTGCCTGAAATCAACTTGCCCGTGTAGATGTTATTGAAGATGGATCCGAAGACGGCCACGGTCTTGCGGACAGTTGCATTATAGAAGTATAGGTCGTCTAGCATTACTTACGGAAGTTTGATTTCACCGAAAGGATTTTTCTCGGAGAAGTCGATGAATGAATTGCCTTCGGCTTCGAACGAAGAGTTCTGCGCATTGTCATCATTAGCGAATGTTACGTTATCGCCCGCAGTCTCGATGTCAAAGATTTGTGTTATTGTTGCCTCAAGTCCTGAGATGATATTCGTCAGAACTGTGTCAGGCACTAGCGGCGCGAACAAGCCGTTATCATAGGTGATTGGGCCGAGGAACACGGTGTCGCTTACATCGTCTGTTTCATGAACGTCAAGGATTTCGGTAGAGCCTGTCGTGTCGTCAGGCATCAACATCGTTACCTTGTCGCCAATCTGTAGACGATCAGTGTCAGTAATAGCGTACTCTAGAAGAACTGAGAAGCCCTGTGACGAGTAGCTTTGAATCGCATCAATCTCTTCCACGCCTGTGTCAATCGAGTTGTTAGGATATTCGTAAAGTTCAATAATGAGCTTATACACGGGGAGACCACCTAACTGGAAGAATGGCTTCTTATCTTCGACGAACTTGATCTCGAACAACCCTTTCGTTAATGGAACATAGATCAGGTCACCTTCAGCAGGACGTGCCTGATCTTTAGGATAACCAAAGCGGCCTACTAATTGATTCCAGCGGCGTACTGAACAAGCTAGCGTCAGCTGATCGCGAATTTCTAGACCGAACTTAGTGATAAGCTTGCCATCACCTTCGAAGCCATCAACCGATTCAACATACATCTCGATCATGTATGCATCAGGAAAGTTCGAGAGCGTGTCTTCGTTTAGGATTCGGTCAAGCTTGATGATCTTACGAGGAATGTAAAACATGTCATGCCCATAGACTTGAATTGATTCTATGATCAAGTCTTCGAGTAGGTCCTTCTCGGATTTAGTTCCGTGAGATATGTATCTATTACGAGGCATCTTGTTCTTTCACTATTCGAAGAATTGCGTTCACACATTCATAACAGGAGTTTGGACAGTCGGGCGAACATACCATTCTAAAATCACAGCCTTGGTTGATGTTATCAATGAACTCGTTCGTAAATTTATTCACGTCGTCCTGATTCGTTATGCCGTTAAGACGTTCTGAACAGACGTCGATTGATACACGCCCATCCTTAACGTCTATGATAAGTGGTATTTCCGTGTTCATATGTTAACCAACGAAAAAGTCAGGCGGGAACGAGTACTTCGAATCGAACTCTTCTTCAATCTTTTGAATCTCGGTATTTGCATCTTCGAAAAGAGCGCGGCCGTTGATTGTGACACCACTTGGTAGTTGCATACCTTCAAATTTGATTAAGTTCGCGCCCCACTGCCGCTTAAGTAAAGCAGTTGCATACTTCTTAAGCATCATGTCGTTATACACGTCTGGGTATGCGTCAGGATCAAGAATTTGATAGCCTTCAAGAATAACATATTGGCCTTCCGTGAGGCCAGCCTCCAACCAATTGATTTCGATTGAGAGGCGGTTCATATGACGTGTGAATGTCACTTGTTGTGACAACCCATTGATCGTCATGTCAATCAACGACATGTACTGCTTCGTCATTTCATAGTCAAGTATTCCGCCTGAGCGATGCAACGAATAAAGGTCATTCATATGCATCTGATACTTAACCGAGAACATATCGGATCCTGATGAATCCGCGGTCACGATAGGAAACACTCTAAATACTGAGATCAAAGCCTCAGGCAGAACAATGTAGTTATTCGCGACATCAATAGCAGTTAACTGATGCTTCACAAATACACGTTTGACTGCGTCTGAGTGATATTCTTGGTAGTACTGAATAGCCTCATCGATGCGATCCTCGATTTGATCGTCGTCGATGTTAACTTCAACTACAGGTTCTCCGAGATTACGAAGACAGTATTGAATGAGCGATGCTCGTGTAGTAGGTTTACTCATTGATACTATTTATTAGTGCAGATTTGTATTTTTGGCCCTTAACATACGGATACGCTATTTTGCCTATGACTTTAAAAGTGGCGCCGCCATCAATAGACATAGACACATGGATGTATTTCTTGATGTCAGGATAAGCTGGATCTATTTCAGATACGATGTTGGTTTTATATCTTTGTCCCTTGACCAAAGGATAAGGAACCTTGCCGATAGACGTGAAGCTCGCGCTCGGCACCGACATTAGTATATCAATGAATCTGGCCGGGCTTTCGACTGCAAGAGGCATTGGAGCAGATGGAAAATTCTTGATTACGACGTTTGCTACGAGCTCGTCAGATGGTTCAGATATCAATCCGTCTGTGTTAACTGCGACAAGCGACAAATATGTTTTCTTAGTATCCATATTGACGAATTCGTATCGCAATTTTCCAACGACGTCGATATGCTTCGTGTAGTTACCAGAAGAGAATCCGTATGAAATAACATATTTTGCAATGTTAGGTTCGGGATTAGCATCCCATTTAATCGCGAAGTTTGGAGCTACGTTTAGAGTAGTATCTATAGGTGGAGCAATAGGAGTTACTCCGAGGTCTATAACATATTCGTGCGGCAGCGGAGCTGGAATTTTCCAATCTGTTATCCAAAACGTATTTGGATTTCCATCTATTGCGAACAAAGGTCCGCCGAACGGAGATCCAACTGCTGGAGTAGAAGAATCAGCCGATACTTTCCAATCTTTACGATCTAAGTTATTGCCATTTTTGTCTATGACATTTATTTCAGAAATGTTGGTGTTATTGCTCCCATTTCCTTCAGTTAATACTTTCAATTTAACAAAATTAGAATTGATTGTGGGAAAATTTATTTTCTTCAGTGTTTTATCATTAGACATTACACCGGACGCGACGGCCGCACCCCAATTTTTGCCGTCCATGCTGGAATACAATTCGTATTTTGCTATGTTCCCATCTAAAACGTTATCTTGCCTTGGTAACACAGAGAATCCGCTGATGCTAGTGTCGGCGAATAGATTCAGTGTTAAAAACAAATATAGTAGTGCAGTTTTCATAATTATAGATTGGTTAGTGATTGGAGTCTTGGTCCTGATAAACGTTTCTTGTAGTAGCGGATGCGGGAAATATGCCCGGTCGGCCAGCCGGCGTCGGCGTTTGCTGGGTCCGCAAGTAGAAATTGTGTAGGGGTAATTGGTGTAGGCGTGGCGCTTGTTGCATGTGCGCCGCCATTGAACGAACGAGTCGCAGTAGTTCCGCTCATCGATATTGCTACTTTAAACGGATCATTGCCTGGCCAGCCTAAGTTCACTGACGTTGAATGCCGAATCATTGGGGCTGCAGTTTGCTTGAATATCACCCAGTGTCCAGTATACGATGCGCCGTTCGCAAACCCAACGATTGACCTATTGCCGAACGCGCCCGCTGGGACTAACAAGTCACCCTCCCAGGTCAATGTTCCAGCGGCCGGGTTGTATAGTTTGTCGAAGGCGAACGCCGCCGCTGTGGTCGCGGTTTGCACGTAGGTCGGAGCAGTTGATCCGTAAGACATCATCGCACCCCACAAGTAGAACTTGTCGGTGCTGTTTCCGACCACGGTGCGCGAACCGCTTCTTGCCGGGGACAGCCGCAAGGTCGTCGTCGAGGTTGCCAAGGCCACTGCGGTCACGGAACACCGATACCAACCATTTCCGACAGCCAAGATGGTCCCCGCAGCGCCAGTCGAGGACGCGACCGATCCGGCTCCCGAAAGATTGAAAATAATATCGACCGGCCAAGTGCCCGGACTACCAGCCCAGGCGGAGAACTGCGGGAAGTCGCCGCCGTTGACGTAAAACGAAAAGCAATAAGGCACCCCGGCCGTGAACCCCACGTTCTGCACGCATTGATAGACCGTAGTGGTAGCGCCGACCGTGCACTTATCGGCGGTCTGCGTTCCGTTAGGTGCCATGGCTTCCGCAGTGTCCGCAGCAACCGTGAAGTTTCTGGTTCCGGCCGGACTCCAGTCCGCTGCGTCAAATGCCTGCGACTGTGGGATTATGTTAGCAGGAATGAAATCCGTCGCTTCAGTGCCGTTCTCAAGCTGTGCCCCGTATAAGCAGAACCTAGCAGAAGTTGCTCTGGTGATTTCGTTGTTTCCGATAACGGCACGGTAGTCAATATAGCACACCGACCCTCCGGTAAACGTGGCTGTTATAGCTAGCCTATACCAGCCATCACCAACAGACTCGAATGTCGGCGGTTTCACTAGAGTTCCATTAGCAGTGTTGTATGAACCCAACACGCCGCTCCCGGTGAAATCCACATAAGCATTCACAGAGAGTCCTGTGGACGTCTTGAAAGTTACTCGCAACCAGTTCGATGTCCCTTTCTTCAAATATACAGATGCGGTATGCGCGGCACCTATGGTATGAGCACCACCGCCAGACACAATGTCGCCAGTGTTGCTGAAAAGCACCTCCTGACCAGCGTTTCCTCCGAACGGATCAGCCACGGCAGCATATAAGGAAGATCCGGCAAATGACCACGGTGAGGCTACCATATTGCCCCCGGCGACTATCAAGTTGTCACGACGGAAGTTCTCCCGATACACTCCGAGATAGTCACGGCTTCGCGTCGCGGTTGCCGTGGTAGTCGGGATGTAAGATGTCGGGAATGCGCCAACCTCAAGCTGCGCCCCCCAAAGAGCGTAAGCGCCAATATCAACTAGAGTGATGGTTTCATACACGAAACTGCTGTTGGTAAAAGTAATCCATACTCTATACCATCCGTTTGCGTGCTTTTCAATTCCTCCAGCATACCCGGCATCGTTAGCTGTCACGCTTCCCGCGCCAGCCAATGAAAACGTGCTGCCGTTTGCCCCGGAGAGGGCGTATCCGAGCTTGAAAGTGATGCCCGCGCCTAACGGTTTTACAAACACGCTGTAAGTCTGCGTGCTGGCGCTAGTAGTGCGCTGTCGATAATGGTAGTTGCTAACAACGGATGTAGTCCATACATCCGCCGCCAACGTCCCGTCCGGTGCGACTTCCGAGTTCTCCAATACAGTTAGTCCGGGTCCGATAGACCAGTTGGTTCCACCGTTGGCTAGAAACAAAGTGGAGTTTGTGATCAGGTTCGTCCTCGTCTCCTCATACAGTAATCCTTTGCATGCTCCGGTGATTGGGTCGTGATCGTAGCGTGGACCAAACACGCCGCCCCCAACAGCGGAGGGCATGTATGGATGCAATGTCGTTCCGCGAGACACCTGAATACCCCAAAGGTAAACCCCGCTAGTGCCGTCCCCGTTGTATGAGTTGCTCACCCCGTTGTGGAGTCCGACATCCATCAGATAGTCAGGCGCGGCTAGGTAAGACAGCCAGCACCTCCACCAACCATTACCAGCATCTACGATACCACTGGCCAGCACGGATGCTCCTTGAGAAAGCACAACGCCGTTTACCAAGTCAAAGGTGGCGATATTCGCTGGATTGATAGCACCCACTGTCCCTACCAGCGCCATAGAGCGTCCAGCGGCCTTCAGGTAGCACGACATGTTGCACGCCCGTCCAGTCAAGGCAGCAGCCCCCATGCTAACCCTCGCATAGTGCGTGTTTGCGGCAGTGGAATCCTCTATGATCTTGTCAGCCGTTAGCTCCCCATTAGGTGCCGTCGTGGCGTTGTAGGCAGCAGTCGTGCGGGTCTTCGTCCATGGAGTGATGTCCTCGGAGTTGTTGGTTAAGTTCTCTGCCGCATACTTAATTGATCCGTCCGAATCCACGAAAGTCCCGAGGCTTGCGCGGGAGAACTGCATGGCTGGCCCACGAAGGCTCGGAATCAAAAAGCCGTTTGGCACATACGGATCTTTCGTGAAGGCGGGCTTCTCCTTCAAGTTACAATCCAGCGCAAGCTTTTCATTGCCTGCCGTCAGTCTATGTTTGAACGGATAGAACATATCAGTAAGTGAATCCTTGTGCGCAAGTTCCAAACCATTTGCCGCCCTTAGCAACAAATGAAATGATGTCCATCTTGCCAATTGCAGTAGTGATTGTTGGCGCACCAGCATCGCCCCAATCAACTCCGGTGAAAGTTGCGCTACCATTTCCAGTGACGGCCGGCTGCTTCACGAACAGCGTAAAGCTTGTTCCTTCGGTAGCAGGAGGCATTGTGACCACACAAGCAGTTGAGGCCGTTAGCGTAACATCCAACGAGGTTCCGCTAGTGATGCTTAATGTGCAAGCGGTTCCAACCCCAGTAGTCGTTGCGGTAGTTGAAGTCTCTGCGAAGGCTGCTATAGTAGTGTTGCCGCCTACATTCAGCGCGCCACCGATACCAACTCCGCCCACCACAACCAAGGCTCCAGTTGATGTGTTGGTAGATGCCGTGTTAGGCGCAACATACGCCCGAGTATTAGTTAGATTAAGAACGTCCGTCGCTCCGTTAATTTGGAACCGCATCTCTCCGTTGTAGGCATTGCGGAAGTATACGGTGTAGTTGGTCTGGCCAGAAGATGCGTCGATCACGCCAAACGATCCGATGCTGCGGAATGCAGTGCCGGATATTGTGTTCCCGATATTGATACCCATGGAGACTTTATGTGCCGTCTCAGTAGACTGGATGGCAGCGAACGCGTTCCTTCCTGATCTTGAGTTTAGGATGCCATTGAAAGTATGAGCTGTGGTAGCATTGAGTCCATACGTCATCGAGGACCATGTGCCGGAATAACCGATAGCTAGATCATTTGCACCGATTACATTGGAAAAGGCCGTTCCGTTTCCAATAGTAAGGTAAGGCAATTTTAACGAGCCATCGTTTCTAGTGAACGCGAGGACACTGCCTGCACTGTTATGATACTCCTGAAGGTTACCTGTCTGGCCAGCAGCTCCTTTCACAGTAAGGCCTATTACACCCGCACCGCTTGATTGGATAGTCTGCCCGCCCGTGAGCTTGATGAACAGCCCTCCAAGTTTGGAGAACATATTCGCCCATGAGAATAGTTTTGTTTCAGCGCCTGACTTAACAGCAAAGGAGTCGGCATCTGCGACATCGGAGACAGTCGTGGTGAATGTGCCGCTAACAGCAGCATTAGTAACATTTGCGTCATTCCCATCAACGCCATCGGCTCCAGGTTCGCCAACTAATGTGAAGGACCAGTCAGAGGTTGCTGATGGGTCCGCTGTATAGAACAGAACATCTACTATCATCCACTGCCCATCGTAGGAAACAACTCGTCCCTCGACATAGTAGGATTGTCCTAAGGCCGTAAATCGGATTCGGTTTCCTGGAACGAACGCTAAGTTAGCTCCTACAAAAATCTCCTGCTCACCAATCAGGCTGCTTATTTCAGCGATGGTGGTTCCGCTATAAACTGGAGCTGATACTCCATCAATACCATCATCGCCTTTTTCACCTTTGATGTCAGCTAGCGCAATGATGTTGATCCACGTGTCTGTATTAGTTGGCTTCCATTGGATATGAGTTCCATTGTTGCGGAGATCTACACTCTCGCCAACATCACCCTTTAAGCTAGCAATAGAAACTAAATCTGTCCACACCACATCTCCCTCATATCGCCACTGAATATGAGTGACACCTGCTTGGATTTCCACCGGCCGGCCATCGGCTCCAGCAGGACCAACATTCAGTATGGTATTCTGCAAATGCCGTGGAGCATCCACATCCATTGCTAAAGCATGAGTGTGCGGCCCAACTCTAACCTTTATTGTAGTCAATTCACTCATGGTGTGCTAGGCGAAGGCTGTATAGTTAACAAGATGGTTGGAGTAACGTTGACAACGCTGTCAGACTCATCTAGTATCTTCACATCGAAATAGTAGTTTCCTGGTTCTAAATTTGCAGTGTCTTGGTCTATGAGTATGTGCCCATTTTCAATTGTTGGGGCAAATACTAATGCTTCTGGTCCAGTTGGATAAAGCTTAACCAGACGTGACACAGCTGACCAATCAGACGGGATTAGATACGGCAATCCAGCTTCATCTAATCCGCTCAGCAATATGTGGAGAGGCTGCCCTCTTTTGATCGTGATGACGTTAGCATCAGTTTCGGCTGGTAGCAAAATTGGAGCATCTTCGATAGTTACCGCGCTGTTAAAATGAGCTTGGCCCTCCATCTCTTTGTGAATGACGCCGCTTATCTTATTAGTCGCAAAAATATCGTACACGCCACGGTTTCTCTTCAGCAGAGAAGTGTTGTTTGACGATATTGTTATCTTTACTTTCTTAGGCTCATTCGCTACTGCGCCGAATGAAAAAGGGACAGACGCAACAGATGAATACGAAGATTTTATTGAACCACTGAAATCATACTCAGCATAATTAACAGAGATCTCGATTGTCTGTTCAAAATCTGATCCTTTATCAATGAATATATCTCGGTATGTTGGATGTGTTGCCATTACTTAATTGTGTTGTTAGCGTGTAGCTGGTCGAGTTGAATAGCACGAATTTTGCCTGCGTCAGCCATCTCGTTTGTGAGACGAATGATGTTGTGATCCATTGAGATGATCGCGTTTGTTGAAGACATTTGCGCTTTTGTCGCAGCAACTGTTAGGATTTTCAGATCGTCTGCAGTCTTTTCGTTAAGATCAATTAGGGCTTTGAAGTGCTCTTGCTGAGTAGCAATTGTTTCTCTGTGCCGACGTTCGCGCGCAGCATCATCTCTTACGGACTTTGTCCATACGACGATAAGACCAATGATTAGAACGAATACGAGACCATGTGGTCCCGTGATCCTATTCCAATCATCGGACGAAATCAGCGTTGCGATCCCTTGCCATACCGCAAGTAAACCTAACATGGATATGTCGACCACGGCCGCGATTGACGGGAAAATAAAGGAGGAAATTCGGTGAGGCATTTTATGTATTTATACAACCCGACACTAAAAAGCGGGCATGCCCGAATGAACATGCCCGCTTTTCGAGAACTAATCAAATTAGCTGAGTGGAAGAACTTCCCATGTGTTAGACGCAATACGAACGACCTTAACCGACGCCGTTTGAAGAACAGCTGCGGTGCCTACGATCGTAACGTCGCCGTCAACCGGAGTAATCGTTAGAGTACCCGCACCAACATTCTTGACGGTGAAGTAAGTACCAGGAACCCATGTCACGACGGATTGTTTTGGAATCGTGATCGTGTTCGCCGTAGCAAATGTACGACGAATGTACGATGCATGATTACCAAGAGCGAGGACAGTATCTTCATTCGTATCTTCAAGAACACGAATGTAACTTGCGGCTGCACCGATCAATGCGAGCTGAGCAGGAGCGTCAGCTGCGGTGAACATAGCGACACCTGCAGCGGTCTTATCGCTTAGGTTAGTTGATGCAAGAGTGATTGGAACTTCGCCAAGAGGAGTTGCTCCTTCGGAAGTAACGAGGTTAGGAACGCCTTCAATCATGTCAAGATAGACGCGGCCTGCGGCTGTTCCTGTGTTAGGAGATGTGGTTGGGAATGATAGACGGGATACTTTCATGTTTTCTGGGGTGTAATTACTATTCTATTTATTCAAATCACTTAGTTAATGACCTCAGTCGTGTTGACTGTAGCACAAAACACAATAGAAACCCCGACTTGACCTGTCGCCAGAAGTCTAAGAGCACCGTTGGTCGTATCGGCATTGATCGTGAAAGTCCATGTGGAAGCGCCAGCATCCTGAAGAGGAGCGTCAATAGTTACCGCGCCAACAAGAGCAGTTGATGCAGCGTCAGCACCACGTTTGATCGTTCCTCTGAATCTCCATGATGACACGTTAGCGCCAGCTTTAGCCGCACATGATCCGTCAAACACAAACACCGAATTGTTAGGCATAGTGATTCGAGTTGTTGCGCTCGGTGTGGAACCGCCGCCAGTAAGTTCATATGAAGATGTGTCCGTGACATATCGGCTAACTACATATCGTCCGTGCTGGGCATCTCCGGATGTGTTATAGCGCCCAGTAGCGTGTGCCATCATTCCATAAATGCTGCGAGTGTTGGAATAATATCCCATAGTAGCTGAATAGTCTCCAGACGCGACATTACTGCGCCCGCCAAGAACACTTGAGTATTGGCCGGATGCAGTATTACTAGCGCCGCCGGTGACAGAACTATATGTTCCAGATGCAGTATTCGCTTGGCCGCCTAGAACAGCTGCTTGAGATCCGTTAGCCGTATTCTGAATACCACCTGCGATTGTGCTATACGTTCCACCGGACGATATAGTGTTGAGATAACCGCCGGAGACCGTCGAGTTCTCGCCAGCCGCGCCATTGTCATAACCGCCGCCAACAAATGCATAATATGCAGAAGCTTCATTTGATCTTCCGCCAACAACAGTAACATAGTCACCGTTGTTGATTGTATTGCTGCTGCCGCCACCAATAAACTGATAGTAGCCACCGCTTAGACTGTTCGTTGTGCCACCGCAGATAACACCGATGTTACTGTTGTTAGTATTGCCACTGCCGCCGCCAATAACCCCGCTGCCAGCATTTGTATTGAGGAGGTTGCTTGAGCCGCCGCCTACAAAACCGTTAGCTGCAACGCACGTGTTATTTGACCCGCCTACGATGACAGTTCGAGATCCTGAAGCGACCTGTGATGCGGCTGTTCTAACTGTCTGAAGATCAATTGCGCCAACTCCTCTTTTGTTACCTCCAGTCACGAGGTTGTCAGGTATAGCAGCGATGATGCTGCCGGTGCCTTTAGGCCGAAACACCGCGTCAACATTAGTCGTTGTAGCTGCAGCTGTTAAACTTGATACGTTCACAGTATCGTTCGGTGCTGCTGACGTTAGTCCTTCAACAAAGTTAATGGCGGTGGGAACATCCACGAGATCGGAATAGGAGACAGCGCCGTCGAGGCGCGATGTCAGAGCCAAGGTCCCGCTTGCATCAGGTAAAGTAATGATGCGATCCGCCGTGTAGCTTAATGGCGCGTAGAGCTGAGCCTTGAACCCCGCGTCGCTCCACATATTCAATACGCCACTTTGCCCACTACCAGACGTATTGACGGAAATCGAACTGACTCCGAGCCCATCGCCTTCCTGTGCCAAGAGCACCAACAATTGGGCTTGGGTCAGCTTTCCTGAAAGGGCTAACGCCAAGTCCTCTTGATTGTCGAGCGTGCCGGTAATCGTACCCCAGGCCCCACCAGAGCTTATGCTTTGAATGACACCATCGGCGTCCTTGTAATACAAAATCCCGTCTCTGTAATTCAACGCGAGTTCACCAAACGATAAGAACGATTGGTCAGGAACTGCGCCTTCAACAGCAGTCTTCTTGATGATAAGTTTTGCAGTGATTTCGGCCATAAGTATTAGAATATAAGCGTGAACATGAAACCGCCAAAAGCAGCAGCGGGTATGCTATTAGCGTCTTTGAAAGCAACATTATTTTCGATGAGATTAGTAAGCTTTGTGTCTATGCTCTGCACAACGAAATATCCCGCCTGTCTATCCGTCACAGTAAATAAATGGTCGCCGTTATTGCCCAATCCAGTGACCATTACACTATAACCAGTGATTGGCATGGCCCAATTAAAGTGAATAACTGCGATGCCAACACCCCAAGGCCCCATTGGTGCTATGGTTGTGTTAATTTCTGCGGAGCAGTTACCGAACCCTCCG